CCCGACGCTGGACAACCCGTTCATTGCGCCGAGTGAGATCGAGGCAGCGCGGCGCGACCTGCCGGAGCGCATCTACCAGCAGGAGTATGAGGCGCGGTTCCTCGAAGACGCGGGCGGCGTGTTCCGCCGGGTGATGGAGGCGGCGACGCTTGCGCCACAAGAGCCGGCCCGGGGCGAACAGTATGTCATGGGCGTGGACTGGGGCAAATCTAACGACTTTACCGTGCTCACCGTGATGGACGTCACCACGCGCGCGGTGGTGTGCATGGATCGCTTCAATCAGATTGATTACGCGGTGCAGCGCGGGCGCCTCGGCGCGCTGGCCGAGCGTTACAGACCGTCGGTGATTCTGGCCGAGTCCAATGCCATGGGCGAGCCGATCATCGAGCAGCTACAACGCGACGGCCTGCCGGTGCGCGCCTTTCAGACCACCAACGCGACCAAGGCGGCGATTATCGAATCCCTCGCGCTGGCCTTCGAGCAGGGGAGCATCAAGATTCTCAACGACCCGGTGCTGATCGGCGAGCTGCAAGCATACGAGATGAACCGGCTGCCGAGCGGCATGACGCGCTATTCGGCGCCCGAGGGCCTCCACGACGATACCGTGATGAGCCTCGCCCTGGCCCATGAGGCGGTGGGCGCGGCGAATCGGCGATGGACGGCAAGGAGCTACCAAGGATGACGGCAACGCCGGACGTAAAACGCGCCTATGAGGCGCTCAAGGCCAAGTCCGCGGACTACAGCCTGCTGTGGCGCTACTACGACGGCGACCATCCGCTCAAGTACACCGCCGAGAGATTGCGCGAGGTATTCAACAAGCTCGACGTCAAGTTCATCGAGAATTGGTGCGCCGTGGTCATCGACGCCGCGATGGACCGCATCAATCTCACCGGCTTTCAGGTGGCGGACAATGAGGCGGCAACGGACGCCCTCAACGACGCCTTTACTGCCACGGAGCTCAACCTCGACTCGGACGATGCCCACCTCGCGGCGCTGGTCTGCGGGGAGGCGTTCATCATCGTGTGGAAGGACGAAGAATCGGACGCCATCCAGGCGTTCTACAACGACTCGCGGCAGTGCCACGTCGAGTACGACCCGAGCAACCCGCGCAAAAAGCTCTGGGCGGCCAAGTGGTGGCTCGATGCCGAGGAAAAGTACCGCCTGACGCTCTATTACCCCGACCGCCTCGAGTACTACGTGAGCGACAAGAAGGCGGAGGACGTTACGAATGCCAATGCCTTTGTACCCGCCGAGGTACCGAGCGCCGACAACCCGTTCGGCGTGGTTCCGGTGTTCCACCTGCGCCGCGACCGGCGCAAGGTCCAGAGCGAGCTTTCGAGCGTGCTCACCACGCAGGACGCGGTAAACAAGCTACTGTCCGACATGATGGTGGCTGCCGAGTTTGGCGCCTTCCGGCAGCGGTATGTGATCGCCCAGGCGGAACCCGGTCGGCTCAAGAACGCACCCAATGAGATATGGGCCATCCCCGGCGGCGACGGCGGGGGACAGCCCACATCGGTGGGCGAATTCGAGCAAACGGACCTTGGCGGTTACCTGACGGCCATCGACAAGCTGTCCGCGGCCATGGCCATCATCACGCGCACGCCCAAACATTACATGTTCGCGCAAGGCGGGGATCCGAGCGGCGACGCCCTGATCGCCATGGAGGCGCCGCTCAACAAGAAAGTGGACCGCTACATCGAGCGCTTTACTGCGACGTGGCGCAAGGTGGCGGCGTTTATCGCGGCGTTACAGGGCGTGAGCCTGGAGGAAACGGACATCACGCCGCTATTCGACAACCCGACCACGGTGCAGCCGGCGGCGCAGGCGACGATCCGTCAGGCGAGCGTCGGCGCAGGGATGCCGCTGGCGACGGTGCTGCGCGATGAGGGCAAGGATGACGCCTATCTCGACCAGATGAAAAAGGACGCCCAGGAGGAGCGCCGGCAACAGCAGGCGACCTTGGCCGCGGCGATGGTGGCGGCGCAGCGCCGGTTTGACCAGGGCGATGCGGACGAGGACGGGGCCTGATGGTCGCCGATCCCCTGGCCATCCAGGTGATGAAGGAGTTCAAGCGCGCGCTTCTGGCCTATGAGGAGGCGCAGGTCGCCCGCATGGTGAAGGCGTGGATGACGGTTGACCGGGCGCTGGCGGCGGACATCCGCGCGCTGGCCGAGGAAATAGCCCGGCTGCGCTCCGCCGGTGAGGTGGTCACCGAAGCGCGGCTCTATCGGCTGAGTCGCTACCAGGCGCTCGTGGCGCAGATTCAGGCAGAGATCACGCGTTACGAACGGACGGCAGCGCAGATCATCATGGCCGGTGAAGAGGACTTGGCGCGCATGGGGGCTCGCCACGCGCAGGGCGCCATTCGGGCGATGTACCAGACATTCGGCGTGCGGGGCGCGTTCAACCGGCTTCCGGTGCGCGCCGTCGAGTATCTGGTCGGCCTCACGGCGGACGGCGGGCCGCTGTTCGGGGTGCTGCAGGAGCGGGCCTTGACTCCCGCGGCGGTGCAGGGGTTGGTCGACACGCTGATCGAGGCGGTAACGCGGGGATGGAACCCACGGAAAACCGCCCGGGCGATGCAGGACGGTATGACCGGAGGGCTACAGAAGGCGCTGGTCATTGCTCGCGACCAGCAACTGCGCGTCTATCGCATGGCGAGCGACCAGCAGTACCGCGAGAGCGGGGTGGTCACGGGCAAGCGGCGGGTGGCGGCGAAGGATGGCCGTACCTGCCTGGCCTGCCTGGCGATGGATGGCGAGCTGATCCCCGTGGGCATGGAGATGTACGACCATACCCAGGGCAGGTGCACTGCCATCCCTGTGGTCGAGGGGTTGCCGCCGCTGTCGTGGCAGTACGGGCAGCAGTGGTTTGAGAGCCTACCCGCGGCCAAGCAGCGTGAGATGATGGGGCCGGGGCGCTACGAGATGTGGCGCGATGGGGCCTTTGACTTTCGCGACCTGGCCACGCCGACCTATGACCCCGTCTGGGGGCGCGGGTTAGCGGTGACGCCGCTGTCGCAGCTTGGCGCCTCACAGCAGGGCCAGATCCCCTTGGCCGCGGCGGGGGCCTCGTAAGGGTTTGCGCGGGCGGGATGCCCGCAGCACAGAGCGGCGAGACGCCGCAGGAGTAGATAAACAATGTGGCGGAAGCAGTGGACGCGGTACGCACCGGATGGCGGCGCTAGTGGTGGGGGCACGAATGCGACCAGTGGCGGGACGCCACTGGCGCAGGGTGGCGCCCAGGACACTTCGCCGGATCAGGGCGTGGAGCAAACGCCACGCACCTGGGAGACCGTAGTGGCGGGCTTGCCGGAAGCGGATCAAGCGCTGTACGAGCAGCACACCACGGGGCTGAGGAACACCGTCCAGGCGACGCGGCAGGAGCGGGACGCCCTGCAGCAGCAGCTTGGCGAGTTGACCAAAGCCCTCGGCAAGAACGATCCCGAGGGGGCAAAGGCCCTCTTGGCGCAGATGACGGCGGAGCTGGACACCTCGCGCCGCCGGGCGGACTTCCTCGAGGCGGCTGTCAGGCCGGAGATCGGCTGCAGCAATCCGGGAGCGGCGTTCGCCATCGCGCACAACCAGGGCCTCTTTGACGCCCGCGGCAACCCCAACTGGGACGCCATCAAGCAAGCCGTGCCGGAGCTGTTCCGCAAACCGATTCCAGCCGGGAACGCCGGGGCGGGGACGGGCAGCCCACCGGCGGGACGGGCAACGATGAACGATTTTATACGCCGGGCTAGCGGCAGAGGCTAGCCGCGGCAAGGAGTAAATGACATGCCTTTCAATGACGTGATTTCTCGCAATGACGCGGCGGTACTGATCCCCACCGAGACCTCTCGGGAGATCATCAAGAGCGTCGCGGAGATGAACCCGCTGCTACAGCTCGCGCGTCGGTTGCCCAACATGGGCAGCTCGCAGCGCACCATGCCGGTGCAGAGCGCGCTGGCGATGGCCTACTTTGTGAACGGCGACACCGGCCTGAAGCAGACCACAGACTTGAGCTGGGATAACGTCACGGTGACCGCTGAGGAAATCGCGGCCATTGTGCCGATCCCCGACGCCGTTCTCGACGACTCCTCCTACGACATCTGGGGCGAGGTGCGGCCCGCGGTCGAAGAGGCGCTGAGCATCGTGGTCACCAATGCGATCCTCTACGGCACGAACATCCCGGCGACGTGGACGACCGGCCTGGGCGCTGCGGGCATCTTTGCGCGCGCCAACGCCGCGGGCAACGTCGTCTCGGCGGCGAACTATGCCGACCTGTACGAGGCAATCATGGGCGAAACGGCGGGGGGCGTAGCGGGCCTGCTCATGACCCTCGAAGCGGATGGCTTCATGGCGACCGGGCACATTGCCTCGACGGCGATGCGCGGGCGCCTGCGCAACATCCGCGACCTGAACGGCGTGCCGCTGTTCACGCGTTCG